AGACTTAAATACAAGACTTATAGACCTTACGGCGGGGGAATTATTGGAACTAATGGGGAAAGGACAAAGCCCCCGGATAGAAGTAGACGTTACCAAAGACCCAAATAAAAAGTACGTCTACGGCCGGGCCGGGATTGCCGAACTATTCAAATGTTCCAAGACTACCGCCAGCCGCATAAAGCAAAGCGGATTAATCGACGGCGCATATAGGCAGGTCGGAAGGTTGATAATAGTAGATGCGGAAAAAGCCTTAGAGTTGGCCGCAAAGCGAGCAAAGAAAAGTAACAACCGAAATAAATAACTTGTTATGAGCAAGAAGGTAACATTAAAAGAATTGACCCTTAAAAACTTTAAGGGTATTAGGGACTTGGCCGTAAAATTCGGCGAAGTAACCACCATTGCCGGCGCAAACGCGACGGGTAAAAGCACCGTTTTCGACGCTTTTACTTGGGTGCTTTTCGGCAAAGACAGTAACGACCGTACGGATAGCGGGAAAGGCGCATTTACCGTTAAGACGGTCGGCCCGGACGGGAACCCTATACTTAAATTGGAACATTCCGTAACGGCGGTTTTAGACGTAAACGGCGAAGAAGTAGCCCTTACCCGCACCCTTACGGAAGATTGGGTAAAACCGCGCGGCAAGGCCGAAGTAGAACTTAAAGGAAATACTACGCATTACTTCTGCAATGGCGTAGAAATTAAGGCGGGAGCGTTCCAAGAGAAAGTAACGGCCATAACCGAAGAACAACTTTTTAAGTTAATTACGAACCCGGCTTACTTCCCTTCGTTGGATTGGAAGACCCAGCGCGAAATATTGCTACGCATTGCCGGGGGTGTAACATACGAAGAAGTGGCCGCCGGTCGCGCCGATTTTGCGGCTATCCTTTCGCTGCTTTCCGGTAAAGATTTGGCGGAGTTCAAGCAAGAAATAGCCTACCGCAAAAGCCGGATTAAGGAAGGTTTGGGGAAATGCCCTATCGAGATTAACGCAATAGACAGCGTTACGCCCGAAGCACCGGATTACGAAGCCTTGGAAGCCGAAAAGGTACGCTTATCCGCCGAATTGGAAGAAGTGGAAACGGCTATTACGGACGTTGCAGAAACGGCCCGCAAACACTACGAAGGGGTGCAGGGAAAACGCAAAGCGATTAACGACCTTCGGAACCAGCAGCAAGATATAATTTTTCGGGCAAGGCAGGCGGCCCAAAAGGAAGGCTACGAGAAGAATGCCAAACGTAACGAGGTTAAGACCAGCTACGAAATAACCAAGCGGGAAGCAGAAAATTATAATACCGCTTCGGAAAACGGCCTTTCCGATATTCGCTATACTATTAAAACCCTTACTTCCGAAATAGCGGGCTTATCCGCCAAGGTGGAAGCCAAGCGCGAAGAATGGAATACGCGGAACGCCGAAGAATACAAAGTAAGTACCGACGGCCTTATTTGCCCGATATACGAAACCTTATGCTCGGACGCAAGCGTTTTGCGTATGGACGCTATTGCCAAAGAGAAGGCGCGGGCCAAATTCGACGAAGCCAAGACCCGCGACCTTACCCGGATTACCGAAGAAGGCAAAACGCTAAACCAGCGAATAGCCGAAAAGAAAGCCCGGTTACAGGAATTGGAAGCCCAACTTTCCGAACGTATGGAAGTTATCGCCGCCAAGAAAGCCGAATACGCGAAGAAGTTACAGGACTTGGAAGCGGAAATAGCCGCCAACCCGGAAGTAACCGTATCTACCGACATTATCCCCGAAGACTTACCCGAATGGAAGGAGATAGAAGCCCGGATAGCCGAAATATCCGCTACCATTTCGGATATACCGGCGGCCGATACTACCGAGCTTACCGCCAAGAAACGGGAACTTACGGCCCTTTTGGACGAAGTAAAACAAAAGCTAAATATTCGGGCTACCATTGAAAAGAACGCCGCAAAGAAGGCCGAAATATTGGCGCGGGAAAAGGAATTAGCCCAGCAGCAAGCAGACTTAGAAAAGCAGGAATTTACGATAGACGAACTTAATAAGGCCCGAATGGACGAAGTAGAACGCCGGGTAAATAGTAAGTTCCAAACCGTCCGCTTCCGAATGTTCGAAGCCCAGCTAAATGGCGGCGAAACCCCTACTTGTATCGCAATGGTAGACGGGGTTAAGTACGCAGACCTCAATACTGCCGGAAAGATAAACGCCGGGCTTGACATCATTAACACGCTTTGCCTGTATCACGGGGTAAGCGCACCGGTATTCATCGACAACGCCGAAAGCGTAAACCAACTATTCCCGGTTGCTTCCCAGCTTGTAAAATTGGTTGTAACCACCGACAGAGAATTAACCATTAACCACTTATAAAAATTAAAGTTATGAACGAGAACAAAGAAAAGCGCGAGTTCGCGCAGCAGTTGGAGCAAATCGCCGAAACGCTTACGCAGGCGGTAAAAGACAACGAAGGCCGGGCCTTTATCCTTATCGGCACGGACGTTAAGGACAATAAGGACGGCGAAAGCGAGAATGTGCAGGGCGTAATAGCAGTAGGCGGTAACGGTGGGCAAGTAATAAAGGGGTTGGCGAATTTCTTCACCGAAAAACAAACCGCGCCGCTTGCTGCCGAAGCTATGGAATTAGCGACCTTGAAGAAGTTAAGCCGACTTCTTGAAAACGAATAACAACCTATAAAAATTATGAGTTATGGCAGAAGAAAAAGGATTAACCGTAATTGACGAAGCAAAGCGGAAATTTGAACTTGCCTGTAAGGACGCTTCGGCCTTGCAGATTGTAAACAACTTCGGCGCGGCATTTACTGCCGTAAACGTAATTGCCCTTTTGCGCGAAGCTCTTTCCGACGAAGTAATGGAGCGTGTATTTATGCCGCTTATGAACACGAAGGTAGGCTTTCTTACCGACCGTAACGGGCGGCCGCGTAAAAACGGGACGGTACAACCGCTTTATACTATCCCGGTTGTTCGGGACGCGATTATAGACGCGGTAAGTATCGGGCTTCTTCCGACCGGCAACCAATTTAATATTATTGCCGAACGAATGTACCCGACCAAGGAAGGCTATACGGCCCTTCTTCGGAAACTCGGCGTAAAATACTTCATCGACGTATCATTTGACAAAGGCCAAACCGCCGGATTTGCGGAGGTGCCTTGCAAAATCAGCTACACGTACAACGGAGAAAAAAACAGCTTCGGAATAGTGGCAACCGTGAAGAAGGACGATTACAGCAGCCCCGACCAAATCCGGGGTAAAGCCGAACGACGCGCCAAAAAAGCCCTTTACGAGTATATAACCGGTTGCGACTTCGGCGACGCTGATGAACAAAGCGGCCCCGTTGAAGACGTGGAATATAAGGACGTTACCCACGAGGTAGAAACCGAAATACAGAATAACGCCAATACCGGCGGAACACTTGATTTCGGCCAAGCAGAAACGAACGGAACCAAACAGCCACTTAAAACACCTGGATTCTAATATGAAAGTAATTTTTGGTATTGCCATTCTGACGGCAAAGGACATCGACGCAATGAACGCCCGGATTAACAAAGCGGCGGACATGGCGAAGGAGAACGAACAGAGCGTAGCCCAGCAAGACAAAGCCCTTATTCGATTTTCGGGCAAATTCGCTACGGCTATGGACTTCATCGGCCGGAACCTTCCGCTAAAAAGGAAGCGTAAAGCATTTCGCAAAATCGTAGAAGCGTAGTTACAATGGTTCTAAAAGTATTAGGCAGTAGCAGCCACGGAAATAGCTACATATTGGAGAACGACCGCGAAGCCTTGTTATTGGAAGCGGGCGTAAGGTTCGCCAGCGTGAAGCAAGCGTTAGACTACAATATAACGAAGGTTGTAGGCTGCCTAATTACCCACGAACACAAAGACCACGCAGGCTACATTAACGAAGTATTGAAAGCTACCGTACCCGTCTACGCTTCGGCCGGTACAATTGAGAACACCCCAATAGAAGGCCCGCGCCGCGCGAATGTTTGCAAAGCCGGAACCCTTTTTACCCTCGGCGGTTTCCGAATTATTCCTTTCGGGACTAAGCACGATTCCGCCGAGCCTTTGGGGTTCTTCATCAATCACGAAGAAACGGGTAATATCCTATTCGCTACCGATACCTATTACTTGCCTTGCAAGTTTGCAGGACTTAATAACGTATTGATAGAATGTAATTACCGCTTAGACCTATTGGACGCGAATATAGCGGCCGGGCGCATTCCCGCCGTTGTTCGGAACCGTACGCTAAAATCGCATTTAAGCTACGACCATTGCGTACAGGCGTTACAAGCCAACGATATAAAGGGGGTAAATAATATTGTTCTTATCCACCTTTCCGACGGTAACAGCAACGCCGAACAATTCCGGGCCGGAGTGCGAGCCGCAACCGGTAAGACCGTACATATAGCCGAAGCGGGGCTAATAATCAATTTCGACAAAACCCCCTTTTGATATGATTAAAGGATTTGACCAAGAAACGCAGCCCTTAAACGATTACGAAATGGGCGTACTTCTTCCGCTTCTCGTACGGGGGCTTAGGACGAAAATAGGGCGCGAAAATGCCGTTACAAACAAGCATATCGTAAATACCCTTAAAGGTTCCTATAAACTAAACGACGCACGGGTAAGGAAGATTATAAACCACATAAGGACAAACGACCTTATACCGGGCTTAATAGCCACTTCCGAAGGGTATTTTATCGCCCAAAGCGAAGCGGAACTATTGGAGTACGAAGAAAGCCTAAAAGGGCGTGAAGACGCTATTAGGGCCGTCCGGTTGAGTATTGCGCGACAAAGGCGAATACTTTACGAGCAAAAGAGGGAAGAAAAACAAAGTTCACTTTTTAACAAATAACAAAATGGAAAAGCAGTTTTTTATGGTTTACGCCGAAGGCCAAGGCGCACCGACGTACAAACACGAGAACGAACAGGCTGCCAGCAAGGAAGCCGAACGATTGGCCGAGAAGTTAGGGGTTAATACGACCGTATTACAGGCCGTAAAAATGGTTGCCCCGAAGGACATTACCAAGCGCGTAAAGACCTACGCGGACGCTTGCGCTGTGCTTGGCATTGAGCCGATGAACGAAACCGTATTAGCGAAGTTAGGCTTTACCAAGGACGAAATAGCCTACCGCAAGTTAAAGACCATTGCCGAAGCCCTTAACGAAGGTTGGCGGCCGGATTGGGCCAATAGCAACGAGTACAAATATTGGCCTTGGTTCGTGTATAATCCCGCGACTGCCGGCTTTTCGTACGCGTATACGCATCACTCGGCTTCGCTTGCGTATGCGTATGTCGGCTCCCGGCTTTGCTATAAAACCCGTGAACTCGCCACGTACGCGGGCCGTCAGTTCGAAGGTCTTTATAACGATTTTCTTTTAATCAAAAAATAATGCAACATGGAAAGAGAATTAGGGAAAGACCTTGAACAAGGCAAGAAGCGCGTAGCCTTCCTTATGGATAACTGCGACGCGGTGGAAGAAAAGGGGTATATGAAGCCTTTTACCCCGGAAGAATTGGCCCGCATGAAAGAAAGCCTTTCGGAAACGGACATCGAAATTAACGACATCGAGGAAGAAAAGACGGCCGCGATGAAGGACTTTAAGGCCCGTTTGGAACCCCTTACGACGGAGCGAAAAAAGACCTTGGACGGTTTGAAGAAGAAAGCCGAATTTGTTACCGAAAGGTGCTTTAAGTTCATCGACCAAGAAGCCCGCGAAGTCGGCTACTACAACGAGAACGGCGACCTTATCGAGAGCCGGCCGGCGTACAGCGAAGAATTACAAACAACACTTTTCCAAATCGGAAGAAAAACAGGTACTAACAACTAAAAAGCAAAGCAATGACGAAGCAAGATTTAATTACAGTCGTTGGCAGTAAGACCGGGCAAAACGATAGCCACGTAAGGCCGATTATCGAAGCCACATTAGACGCAATTAAGGAATGCGTACAGCGCAAGGAACCCGTTTACCTTCGTGGCTTCGGAACCTTCCAGCCGAAGAAACGGGCCGAAAAGAAAGCCCGTAACATTACCGCCGGTACTACGATTATCGTACCGGCGCACGAAGTAGCCCACTTCAAACCAAGTAAAAGTTTCACAATCAACAAGTAAAAAAGTATGGACGAAAACAAAAAAGTAGTAGTAAACCTTCCCGAAGGAACTACGCAGGCGGAAATTATCGTACGTGAGGGCGAGGCCCCCGCAGTTCTTGCCCCCAAGCCCCCGGTAAAAATCGACCTTTCCGGTGTTATCGGTGCGCCGGTTGAATTTTTGGAATTACGGCGGTACGATTCCGAACAAATTAACCCGTTGCGCTGCCACGTCTTAGTAGACCGTGAACAGGTAAGTATTACCCTTATCACGAACGAAGACGACGAATATAGACGCGGGCGAATCGTTGGAAAACTGACTACGCACCCCAAATTTTCCGAATTTGGGATTAACGCCGGCAAAGGTTGGGAACCTAACGAGTTGGGGCAGTTCTTCAAAATGAACCGCGCATTTTTCCCGGACAAAACCGCGAATATGAAGCTCGTAACCGAACTTAAAAACTTCGAAGCTACCGTAAATTCCAAGGTAGAGAAGCAAAAGAGCGAAAAGGGCGACTTCAAAGACAATTATAGCGGCGTGGTTATGAGTAACCTGCCGGAAGCCTTTACCCTTCAAATTCCGATTTTCAAAGGTATGCCGGCGGAAACTATCGAAGTGGAATTTTACGCTTCGGTAAACGGCCGCGACGTAACCCTACAACTTGTAAGCCCCGGAGCGTGCCAGCTTTTGGAAGACCTGCGCGACCGAATTATAGACGTGCAGGTAGCCCGCATTCGGGAACTAAGCCCCGAAATTGCGATTATCGAGCAATAGCAGTATTAACCCAGCTCCCCCGGTTTCCGGGCCGGGGTAGCTTTTCAAAAGTAACAAAATGGCAAAAAGATTTATAGATACCGACCTATTTAAGAAACGATTTATAAGGGACTTACCGCCCGCTTATAAATTGCTTTGGGTGTACCTTTTTTGCGAGTGCGACAACGCCGGAATATGGGAAGTAGACTTAGAGGTAGCCGGGCTTTATTGCGGCGAAACGTACGATTTAGAGGACTTCGAAAAAGCCTTTGCCGGAAGAATCCATTTCTTCAATAACGGAAGCAAAGCGTTTTTACCCGAATTTATCATATTTCAGTACGGCGGGTTATCGAACTTGAACCCTACGAACAACGCGCATAAATCGGTATTGCAAAAACTTGAAAAATACGACCTTATGCGGGTTTTGAACGAAGGTATTACCCAGCTACCGCAAGGGCCGACGTTAGGTGCTGGCAAGCCCCAAGGCAAGGGTAAGGCAGCCCCTAAAACAAAAGGCGGTACAATCTTTCAGAAACCTACCTTAGAAGAAGTTGCGGCGTATTGCCAAGAACGGGGCAACGACGTAGACCCGCAAGCGTGGATAGATTACTATACTTCTAACGGTTGGAAGGTGGGCCGCAACTGTATGAAGGATTGGAGAGCAGCGGTTAGAACTTGGGAGCGTAACGAAAAAGGGAATAGCGGAAATGGACGAAAAGGACAACAAACAGGGGCCGCAACGGGTAGACTTGGCGCGGTTCCGGGCGGTACTTCAAAAAAGAAATATACCGATACGCTTTAAGGTCGATAAATACACCGAAGACGTGCCGGCAATGTTGCGCGAATGTTATATAGCCGAAGTTATGCGGCGGCGTATGCAGTTCATCGACGACGAAGCAACCCAAAGCCATATAGAAAAGGCGGCAAAATGGCTGACGGGAAACCATAAACCGGGGCTTCTTCTTCATGGAACAGTAGGCAATGGCAAAACAACCTTAGTTCGTGCAATAGGTAGCCTTATAGGGGTACTGTACGAAAGCCTATATTCAGACCGGCGTAAAAATGTTTTGGCGGTATCGGCTTTGGAACTTGCAGACATAGCCAAGAACCAGCCGGAACGCTTCGACTACATTAAGAAAGCCGAGTTATTGGCGATTGACGACGTAGGTACGGAACCTTCCGTAGTGAAGGTTTGGGGAAACGAAATTAGTCCTTTTGTCGATACGATTTACTACCGGTATGACCGGCAGAAGTTTACAATTATGACCAGCAATCTAAGCGCGGAAGACCTGGCAGATAAATACGGCGAACGGATAGCCGACCGATTTACGGAAATGTTCGACAGAATAGCGTTTGAAAATTACTCTTATAGAAAATAATAGCCAATATGGAAAAGATATACATTTCAGGCCGAATTAGCGGCCTACCAATAGAAGAAGTAGCGGCAAAGTTCGACGAAACGGAAACCAAGTTAAAAGCCCAAGGTTACGAAGTGATAAACCCGCTTAAAAACGGTATTCCGGCTACCGCCTCTTGGGAAGCCCATGTAGCTATGGACGTTCTTCTACTTATGGGGTGCGACGCTATTTATTTGTTGCCCGATTGGGGATTTTCCAAAGGGGCTACGCTTGAAAAGAATTTAGCCGAACTAACGGGAAAGACAATTATTTACGAAGAAGTACCTGCCTTCCAGCACATAAAGCAGGCGATAGCCGAAGGCATGGGCGTTTCATTCTTCGATATTATAGGCGAAAGTAGAGAGCAAAAACACGTCTTTTCCCGTATGATTTTCGCCCAGCTATGCCGTGAAGAAGGGGCAACGGTGGTAAGGATTGCAAAAGAGATGAAGCGGAACCATGCTACTATTATCTACTACCTCAGAAAGTACCCGGATGATTACCGATATACCCCCGAATTTAGGGCTTATGCAAACGCAGTCAAAGCCCACCTATCAAAAGACTAATTTTCCGCGAAAGCGTCTGACTATAATACGAAATGGACAACATTAGATTACTATATATAGACTTGTTTTGCGGTGCGGGTGGAACAAGTACAGGCGTAGAGAAGGCCAACTATAAGGAGCGAAAATGCGCGAAGGTTATAGCTTGCGTAAACCACGACGCGAACGCCATAGCGAGCCACGCGGCCAATCATCCCGAAGCGCAGCACTATACGGAAGATATGCGAACCTTGGACTTACGCCCATTGGCAGAACATACCGCCGAAATGCGCCGAATGTACCCTATGGCGAAAGTTGTGCTTTGGGCTTCGCTTGAATGTACCAATTTCAGCCGGGCCAAAGGCGGCCAGCCCCGCGACGCAGATAGCCGTACCCTTGCCGAACACTTGTTTAGGTACATAGAAGCTCTTACCCCCGATTATATCCAAATCGAGAACGTAGAAGAATTTATGAGCTGGGGCGACTTGGACGAAAACGGAAAACCGATTAGCAGGGACAAAGGGCGGCTTTATACCAATTGGGTAGATAACGTAAAAGCCTACGGGTACAAGTTCGACCATAGAATACTTAATGCAGCGGATTATGGGGCATATACCAGCCGAAAGCGTTTCTTCGGGATATTTGCCAAACCGTACCTACCTATTGTATGGCCGAAGCCTACCCACTCAAAGACCGGGGGCGGCGACCTTTTCGGCAGCTTGGCGAAGTGGAAACCCGTAAAGGAAGTTTTGGACTTTGCCGATGAAGGGGAAAGTATCTTTAATCGTAAAAAACCGCTTTCGCCTAAGACCTTGGAACGCATATACGCGGGCCTTATAAAGTTCGTAGCAGGCGGGAAGGATTCGTTTTTGATTAAATATAATTCAGTCAATAAGAAGACGGGGAAGCATATCCCGCCTTCGATAGATGAACCATGCCCTACCGTAGCTTGCCAAAACAGGTTAGGGATAGCGAACATTCATTTTCTCGCAAAGCATTTTAGCGGACACCCGGAAAGCAAGGTTTCCAGCGTAGACAACGTAGCGGGAACCATTACGACCGTAGACCACCATAGTTTAGTAGGGGCCGAATTTCTTTCGGCATACTATGGAAACGGTAATAATCATTCCGTAAATATGCCTTCGCCCACTATTACAACGAAAGATAGGTTTTCGGTGGTAAAGCCGGAATTTATAGCGAACAATTATAGCGGCGGCGGGCAATTATCATCCTTGGATAACCCTTGCCCGGCGGTAATGACGAATCCCAAGCAAAACGTAATAGCCTGCAAATGGTATCTTATGAACCCTCAATTTTCTAACGCCGGCGGTTCCGTCGAAAAGCCGTGCTTTACCCTTATCGCCAAAATGGATAAAAAGCCCCCGTACCTTATTGCTACGGAGTGCGGACAATTGGCAATAGAGATTTACGAAACCGATAGCGGCCCAATGCGGAAAATAAAGGAGTTTATGGCCCTTTACGGTATCGTCGATATAAAAATGCGAATGTTAAAAATTATCGAGTTAAAGCGAATTATGGGGTTCCCGGAAAACTACACCCTTATAGGGACGCAAGCCGACCAAAAGAAGTTTATCGGCAATGCGGTAGAAGTGAATATAGCCCGTGTTCTTTGCGAAGCCTTGGTAGAAGAAATTGTAGACGAACTATTAAAAGTTGCATAGAATGACACTACGAATTATTAAACCACCGAAACCCGGTAAAATGTTCGTTACGTTGGCTTCTACCGGCTATTTATTTTTCAGTAGCCGAGCAGTTGCAGAACTTAACCTTTCAGAGCATAAAGGGGTACTATTGGCCCACGATGAACGCGGGGCTTTGCACTTGAAAGTTTCCTATAATACAGACCCCGACGCTTTCCGGGTTTATGTACGGAAAAATGGGGCTTGTTCGGTTACGTGTATTCGGGTTGCGCCCTTGTTTCGCCGTATAGGTATCGAAATTAAAAAATCAACCCGGTACAACCTTATCGAAGCATCGGAAGAAGGTTTTTATAAGATAGAAGGACTTAAAACAAAATGAAAACAAAGGATTTAAGCAAGTTGCCGGAAGGAGCTATTTTGCTGGTAGTAAAGAACAGTAACGGGACATTTTCGCCGTTAGGCATAAACCCCGACCAAGGGCGAATTATAACGGCTTTTATCGGGAAATTAAGCGAAGAACAGCCGTTAGTAGTAGCCAAAGGAATAGAGTTAATAACCAAATAATTAAAGCAATATGTTAGTATTAGAAGCAATTGGCAACCTCGGAGCGGACGCCATTATTAAAGACCTTAACGGACAAAAGTACATAGCTTTCAGCGTAGCCCATACCGAAAGCTATAAAGATTCGCAGGGGCAACGACACGAACGTACGACTTGGGTAAGTTGCCTTAAATACGGAGAAAGCCAGGTAATTAACTATTTGAAGAAGGGTACCCGCGTATTTATTCGCGGCGAACTTTCGGCCAAGGCATATGAAGCCGGCGGAGCATTGCAAGCCGGTATAAATTGCCGGGTTAGAGAATTGCAGCTTTTAGGCGGAAACCGGGCTGACCAAACAGAAGCCCCCCAGCAGGCCGTAACGACTTCGGCCGCTACACCAACTTACGCGCCGCCGGCATATCAGCAACCCGAAGAAGTAGACGATTTGCCATTTTAACAATTATCGATATGATAGGAAAGAAATTAAGCCCCGTGCTTGAAGAAATGGAAGCTACCCTTTGGGAGTACGAAGCATTTAACGGAGCAAAACCGAATTACACCTTAGAAGGGTTCCGGGCTTCTACAAAAATATTTATGAGCGCACTATTAGATAAGTTTTTCGAGAAGCAGCAGGCCGAAGGAGTTAGCCAAGAAGACACCTTAAAAGCCGTAGAAAAATTAGGGCAAGACGTTCGGGCCTTGGTCTTTAACGCTACCGGAATAGATACGCACCTACTTTATAACCGAACAAAAGTTAATTAAAATATTGAGTATGAAAGCAAAACAATTTAAGGAAGTAAATGCAGTTTACGGAGAAAATCAACCCGAATATTACCCCCTTCCTGCATATAAATCAGAAGACGGAACGGCGGTTTTTTGCTTTGAGTTGGACGAAGAAGAACGGAAGAAGATAGCGGAAACCGGGGAACTTTGGGTAGCCCTTCGAACATTTAACCAGCCATTACAGCCAATATGCGTAACCGTGAATAAGTCGGACGTTTTAATAACACAATAGTATGAAAGCAGTAGTAACACTTGGCAAATACTTCGGCCCGAAGCACCCCCGTAAAGGGCAAGAAACGGGCTTTATAGCCAAAGTAGCCGACGGGCGGAAGGTACACACCTGCCGAAGCAATTACGGGTATTGGCGGGCAAAAATCGAAAAAATAACGGCTACGGGTGGAGTTCTTAGCGTCCGCCAATGGAGCGCGAAGCCATACCGAAGCCCCCAAGAAGTTATAACCGAGATTCCGGCCGGCATTGTAGGCGTGCAAAGGTTGGCGTTACGGCGCGAACGTCGTGTAATAAATCACTATGCGGAAGAACAGGATAAACCGATAGCAACTGCCACTTATTACGATTATACGGCAGAGGTAGACGGCCACCCCGTCCCCCTGGAGATTTTAGCCGAAAACGACGGGCTTACGGTAGACGATTTTAAGGCATGGTTCGCGCCGATTTTCGCCGAAACAGATAAGAAGTACCCGCAGTTCGCCGGGCTTGCTTCTGCCGTTACGATTGACTTCGCTATTATTCACTTTACAAAAAGGCGGTACTAATGGGAACACGAAGCGACAATTTGCCGAATGGCCTATATAGGGACGACGACGGAAGTATAGGGCTTATAATATGCCCCAAATGCCAGCGCGAAAACTATGCGCTTAATGTAGCCCTCGGTTATTGTACTTGGTGCGGCTACGACGCGAATAAAGATTATAACATACATAAAGATAAAGACGATGAAAGTAAAGGACATAATTAAAGACGACAAATTTAACGAGTTCTTAGGCTACGAAATAGAAGCCTATAACAACCGACCGGCTCCGCAAGAAGGTTGCAGGTATCGCCGGACACCGTACGACGCATTGAAGGATGCGGGAATATTTACGGTAGAAGGTATTAGGGAAACTTTTATAAAGGTTGCGAACCTTGAAAGCGGCCTGCCGAAGTCCCAGCGCGACGCAATAACCGGGCTTGTATTCAGAGTAGCCCAAACGGTAGTAAACTATCGTGCGAAACAAGAAGTAGAAGCTAAAAAGTAGATATTATGGGATTCAAAGCAATAAAGCAGCATTACGATATAGGGTATATCGTGGCTATATATAACGAAGAAAAATACGGCGGGGATTGTATTTGTATCGGTTCCGGGTTTGTTCACGGGCTTATAGCCATAAATATAGAAACCGGTAAAGTTTTCTATTCATCATTGGTTACGCCCGGAGAAAATAGTGAAATAGGACAGCTTGCCGCTCGTATTAAGGCAGACGAAAAAAACGGGGTACTTCGGGCCTTGATTGATGAACCGGACACCTTCGCCCGTAACCTTCCGGTATTTACTACCGAGAATTGGGCAGTAAAGGCCGAACAATGCGAGGAATACGGTTGGCCCAATACCACCCACACGGGGCGAATAATGTACGAAAATACATACTTCCGTACGCGAGCCGAAGCGTACGCCGACCTACTTAAAGATACAAAGAACGGCATAAAACATCGCTGGATTGCCAGTAGCGTACAGGACGCATTACGAAAACTTAGGCGGGCTATTTGGCTATACATGAAAACTATCGGTTATTGGGTTGCGGCCCGCACTATTGGCCGCTTCATAATGAAACGAAGCTATGGGAAGAAAAGGACGTAGACCGGGGGCTATTGATACTGCCCCCCCACCTTCCCGGAACCAAAACAGCCGCACGATAACAGCCGACACCGGGAATTATGCCGATTAGCGGGGAAATGGTTACGAAAGCCAAAATTCGGCTCCAGCTACTGCCCATACGTTGCCGTAGAATTGGTAACGGCCAGCCAAGAAATCCCGGACGTTTTCGGGTGGAACTATTGGGCTACGGTTCTTATCGAAGTGAAGGTTTCGCGTTCCGACTTCTTGGCCGATGCAAAAAAGAGTTTCCGCCAGCAGCCGGAAGAAGGCGTAGGGGCCTTTCGGTACTATTGCAGTCCCGAAGGATTGATAACCGAAGTCGATTTGCCGGATAAATGGGGGCTACTTTGGGAGAAAGACGGGGTTATAACCGTCGTTAAGGATGCGGAACGCCAGCAACAAAACGCGCAAGGCGAAATAACTATCCTTGCTTCGATTATGCGCCGCGAAGGGGTAAAGCCCCGGTTATTTGATTACAGAAAGCAAAATAATGAGTATGAAGCAGAACGAAGAAACTAAGGCTTTACAGGAAGAAATAAGGACACTAAAAGCCGAAAAGAAGGAATTGGCTTGTAGGTTAAGCGGTCTTTCTTCGACGTTAATACAGGTTCTTAAAGTAAAATCCCTTAGAGGTTGCGAGGTAAAAAATTGGGTGGGATTTCAGAACGGGAACGGTACGGACGTAGGGCAAGATATAGAACGATTGATTAAGCGGGCCGAACGGGAACAGAAGTATTTATTAACGGTTAAACACGAATAGGTATGTTCGACACAGATAAAGTTATAGTAGTTGCCGACGTTACGAAGCAGCCGTATTTATCGGTCGCTCGTTTTTCGGGCGGGTGCCGGGTAAATGGCGTATTCTACGCCTATGTTCTCCAGCGCGATATTTTGGTACGCGAAGATTGGTTAAAGGCATATTCGGCTATGGATTACGACAAATTTATAGCCGCCGTTAAAACCGGAGCCAAACAGGAATTACCGACTTGCCGGACTTGTAAGCACCGCCAGCGTTGGGAATTGAACGACCATAGCACGAAGATAGTGCAAAGTTGCGCCCTTCAAAAGAGCCGAAGAACGGGTAACGGATTGAAGCGAATAAAGGTAACTAACCCGGCTTGCCGCTTATACGAAAAAGAATAAAATTTATGGGACAAAGCAAAAAAAGACATTGTTGGAGTTGCATATACCTTGAACGAGATGCAACCAGCAATAACGACCATTGCAAGTTACAGAACGTAATAAAAAGTCGCAATGCGATAGCGTGTAAAAAACATAAGATTTGGTATAAAACAAAGGTTAAATGCGACATATAGAAAGCCAAATACAGAAGGACTGCGTTACTTGGTTCCGGTTGCAGTACCCGAAAATAGGCCGCCTTCTTTTCGCGGTTCCGAACGGCGGGGCGAGGAACGCAAAGGAAGCCGCGATTATGAAGGGCGAAGGAGTAACGGCCGGGGTTGCCGACCTTATCCTACTTTACCCTTCCGGCGGGTTTCATTCCCTTTGTATCGAGTTTAAGACCCCCAGCAAAAGCAGCCGGCAGACACCCACGCAAAAGGAGTGGCAAGCGTTGGCCGAAGCGCACGGTAATAAGTACATCGTTTGCCGTTCCTTAGAAGATTTCCAGCAGGTTATACGGGCATATATCCCCTATCTATGTTGGTAACTTTTTAATTATTCTTGGATAAAGAAGCGTATTATAATAATACGCTTCTTTTATTTTTGCGTAACGCGAATATTTACACACAAATAAACGTACGCAGGTATGAAAGAAAAGATTTTACAGGCTCTTACGACCTTTAAGGGCTACTTATTCAGTTCGGACAAATGGCTACATTTAGCGGCGGGCTTTATTATCGCCTTCTTCGTGGGGCTTTTCGGTGTATTCTATGGCCTTTGCGCCGGGATTGCGGCCGCCGCCGGGAAAGAGCTTTACGACAATTTCAGCAAGAAAGGAACCCCGGAAGTTTGGGATTTCATTTTTTCGGTAGTCGGTGTACTTGCCGGTGTCCTTAACGTACTATTGGCCCGCTTAGTCTTCCACTTCATCGTGTAGAGCCTATGACACCGAAGAAGATTATAGAAGCGGATATAGCCCAACTTGTACCGGACGACGTGAATTTTAACAAGGGTACGCAGTTCGGCCAAAGTTTGATAGAAAAGAGCCTGCGCCAATTCGGGGCGGGCCGTTCTATTCTTTTGGATAAGAACAACCGTATTATAGCCGGAAACAAGACCGTAGAAAACGCCGGGCAAATTGGCTTAGAAAAGGTTTTGATAGTCGAAACCACCGGCGAAGAAATAGTAGCGGTAAAGCGTACCGACATAGATTTAGACACGCGGGAAGGGCGCGAACTTGCCTTAGCCGACAATGCGACCGGGGCCGCTAACTTGGCTTGGGACGAAGCGGCACTTACCCAAGCGTCGGATAAGTGGGATATAGCCCCCGACGATTGGGGCGTAGAATTGGAAGGCTACGGCGGAGAAGGCGGCCAAGGGGAAGAAGATACCGAAGAACAGCTTATAAGACTTAAAGACGACTTCGTAATGCCGCCTTTTTCCGTGCTTAATACCCGTACGGCCGAATGGCAGGAACGCCGCCGCGCTTGGTTGGAAATAGGCATAAAGAGCGAGGAAGGCAGGGACGAAGATTTGACATTTGCCAAATCAGCACAACCGCCTGCCTTTTACGATACCAAAAACGCACTTCGGGAAACCTTGGGGCGGGAACCGTCTACCGATGAATTGTTAGCGGAAATGGAGAAGCAGGGAATACAAGCTATGGCGACTACTTCAATATTCGACCCCGTTCTAACCGAACTTTCCTACCGTTGGTTCAATATTGAGGGCGGCCGCATTTTAGACCCCTTCGCCGGTGGAAGTGTTCGCGGTATCGTAGCGGCAAAATTGAATATGCCGTACGTTGGTAACGACCTTCGGGAGAAACAGGTAGTAGCCAATATCGAGAACGCGAAGGAAGTATTAGGTAACATGCCGGCCGACATTGCGCCGCGTTGGACGGTTGGCGATAGTACGCAGCTTGAAGACGTGTTACAAAAGAACGGCGTTACCGGCGATTTCGATATGGTATTTTCTTGCCCGCCGTACGCAGATTTGGAAGTATATAGCAATGACCCCCGCGATATTTCCAATATGGATTACCCGCAGTTCTTGGAAGCCTACAAAGCCGCAATAAAGCAGGCTTGCGCCCGATTGAAGAACAACCGCTTTGCCGTCTTCGTAGTTGGGGATATTCGAGATGAAAAGGGCATTTACCGCAATTTCATAGGCCACACTATCGAAGCCTTTACGGAGTGCGGCCTAAGCTACTATAACCATTTGATTTTAGTAAACCAGGTAGCAAGCCTTGCTATCCGGGTTCGCAAGCAGATGAACACGGGCCGCAAAATTGGCAAGCTACACCAAAACGTATTAGTCTTTTGCAAAGGTTCGGTAGAAGAAACGGTAGACCAATTCGAAGAAGTGCAGGTAACGAAGGCCGTAGAACAGTTCAATAAGACCCGCGCGAATAGCGGCCTTCACAACGACGTATTGGTATTCTACAAAGGCGACCCGAAGGCGATTAAAGAAGAATTTGGAGAATTACACGCGGGGGACGATTTACCGCAATAAGTAAGTAATGGGAAGACCGACGAAATACAATAAGAAGATAGCCGAAAAGATATGTTCGCTTATCGCTACCGACACCTATACGGTGGCGGAAGTATGCCGTATGGTTAAAATTTCCGATTCTACTTATTACGATTGGATTACCCGGTTTCCGGAGTTTTCGGAGAATATAAAAAAGGCCGAAGCGGAACGTATGGCCTTCTTCGTAGCCGAAGCGAAAAAAAGCCTTCTACGAAAGATGCAAGGGTACACGGTGCAGGAAAAACACATCACTACGGTAGGTTCCGGCAAGTACGACATAAACGGCAAGGAGATACCGCGAATAAAGGAACAAAAGATAGTCGATAAACACTACCAGCCGGACACGGCAGCGATAATCTTTACACTAACCAACGGAGAGCCGGAGAATTGGAAGAACAGGCAGAACAACGAGGTAACAGGCAAGGACGGTAAGGACTTATTCGGGCAGCTTGCCGACGAAGAATTAGACGCACGTATAGCCGAATTGGAAAAGAAATTAGATAAATGACGCGCCAAGAGAAAATAGAGTATATAGCCGCATTGCGGGAAAGGTTGATACGCGAAGCACGTACCGACCTTTTGCCGTTTACCCGTGCTACTATGCCTACTTTCGACCCTGCTGAATTTCATGTACGATATTACCACGTTCTAACCTTATTCGCGGAAGGGAAGATTAAAAAGCTAATGGTATTCATGCCGCCCCAGCACGGCAAAAGCGAAGGTTCTACGCGCCGCCTTCCGGCTTATATACTTGGCCGGAACCCGGACAATAAAATAGCCGTCGTAAGCTATTCGGCACCGAAAGCCCGTAAGTTCAACCGCGAAATACAGCGCATTATAGACACGCCGGAATATGCCGAGATATTCCCGGAAACGCGCCTTAATTCATCGAACATTACGACCGTTGCCGGTGCATGGCTTCGCAATGCCGACGAGTGCGAAATAGTAGGACACCGGGGCGGTTTTAAGACCGTCGGCGTAGGTGGCCCGCTTACGGGCGAACCGGTAGATACCCTGATAATGGACGACATTTATAAGGACGCTAAAACGGCGTGGTCGGCAGTTGTTCGGATAGCTATCGAAGATTGGTACGATACGGTTGCCGAAACCCGATTACACAACAATAGCCAGCAGCTTATAGTATTTACCCGCTGGCACGAAAAGGACTTAGCCGGCCGCCTATTGGAGCAGCAAGGAATATACGACCCGGTAAACAATCCGAACGGGTGGGTAGTAGTAACCTACCAAGCGATTAAGAAGGGCGCACCTACCGAATACGACCCGCGCGAAGAAGGTACGGCACTATGGCCCGAACGCCACAACTTAGAAAAGTTGGAAGCCATACGCACCCGAAACCCGCACGTATTCGAAAGCCTTTACCAGCAAGACCCCAAACCTTTGCAGGGCCTTATGTACGAAAATCCTTTTAAGGAATACGACATACTGCCGGCCACCAAGCTACGGAAGGTTAAGAACTATACCGATACGGCGGACGAAGGCGCGGATTTCCTTTGCTCGATAACCTACCTTGAAACCGAGATAGGAAACTTTATTTTGGACGTGCTTTATACGGCTAAACCTATGGAGTACACCGAACCCAAAACGGCCGAAATGCTAACCAAACACGCGGTAGAATTGGCCGTAGTAGAGAGCAACAACGGCGGCCGGGGCTTCGCGCGTAATGTAGAGAAACAAGCCCGGTTAATGGGTAACAACAAAACCCGTATTAAGTGGTTCCACCAAAGCCAAAACAAAGCCGTACGCATATTTACGCATAGCGCGGAAGTGCAAAACCTTACCTATTTCCCGCGCGGGTGGGCGCAAATGTGGCCCGATTTCTACCAAGCCCTTACGCACTATATGAAGGTTGGCAAGAACGCCCACGATGACGCGCCGGACGCATTGACCGGAACCGTAGAGCAACGGCCAATTACAGGTAAGAAAAGCGCGGCCGGATATTTCGCATAATGTTTAACTATCAATAGACAATAAAATGAACAGCAAGCAGATTAACGAACTTTTGGCGAGCGAGAACCATAGTACCGCTATTGCCGAATTGAAGAACGGACGTAATGCGACCGAGCCGAACGCGGCCGAATATATCGCCCAGCTTGACCCCCAAGGCCACGACGTAAACGACCCGGTAAAGCGTAGGGATAAGAAGGTAAAAGTAGACCTTTCCGACTTCGATATAAACGACGAAGAAAAGAAGAACATAAAGACCGTTACCAATGGCGACGGGGAAACCGAAAACTTCCGTATCGAGCCGGTAGCCCGCGTAGCCTTGGCGATTCAGAAACTTATAGTAAAGCGGGCCGTAGCCTTCACGTTTGGAAACCCCGTAATTCTTAATGCGGAACCGGAAGAAGGCACCAAGGAAGCCGACGTTTTGAAGGCTGTAAAGCGTGTTTTGTTCGATAACAAAAGCCGCACCCTTAACCGAAAGGTAGCGCGGGGTATGTATAGCAGTAAGGAATCGGCCGAACTTTGGTACCCGGTGGAGAAACCGACGAAAAACTACGGCTTCGATTCAACGCACAAACTTCGGGTAGCCATTTTTAGCCCGTTGTTCGGCGATAGGCTTTACCCCTACTTCGATGAAACGGGCGATATGGTAGCTTTTTCCCGCGAATACGTCGTAAAGGATAGCGCGGGGGTAAAACATACCTATTTCGAAACCTATACCGATACCGAAATACGGAAATGGACGCTTACCAGCAACCAATGGCAGTTATTGGACGGCTACCCCAAGAAGAACCAAATAGGCAAAATCCCGGTTATCTATGGCCGCCAGCCCGCCGTAGAATGGGAAGACGTGCAGAACCTTATAGACCGCTTGGAAAAGTTGCTTTCTAACTTCGCCGATACCAACGACTACCACGCAAGCCCGAAAATCTTTACTACGGGTACTATTTTGGGTTGGGCCAAGAAGGGCGAAAGCGGGGCCGTTATCGAGGGCGAAGAAGGCGCGACCGCACAATATCTAAGCTGGGCGCAAGCCCCCGAAAGCGTCAAATTAGAGATAGAAACCCTTTTGCGTATGATTTACACCATTACGCAAACGCCGGATATTGCTTTCGATTCGGTAAAGGGTATCGGGGCCGTTTCGGGTGTAGCCTTGAAGTTGCTATTTATGGACGCGCACCTAAAAGTACAGGACAAATGCGAGGTGTTCGACGATTATTTACAGCGTCGATTAAGCGTAATACAGGCGTTTTTAGCACAAATGAACGCCAAGGATAAGGCTTTTGTAGACGCTTGCGGTAGCCTTATTATCGAACCCGAAATAGTGCCGTTTATGATTGAGGACGAAGCCGCGAACGTAAACCTTCTTCTTTCGGCCACCGGTCAGAAGGCTATTTGTTCGCGGAAGACGGCCGTACAACAGTTGGGCTGGGTAAACGACACGGACGCAGAGATAGAACAGATAGAAGCCGAAGAAAGCGCGGCTTCCTATTCGTCTATTTACGAACCCACCGTATAACTACTAACCAAGTATCTAATTAAGATATGGGTAACATAGTAGCAAAATTCGACATAGATAAGCTATTTGCAGACGTTTACGAAGCGGTATACATCATAACTGCCACCGTTGTAGACGCTATACAAATGGCTTGTTTAGAGGTTACGCAGAACGCTAAACTATTGAACACTTACAAAGACCGAACGCACCTATTACGTTCGTCGATTGGCTTTGTTATCTACAATCACGGCGAAAAGGTAGCGGAAAGTTTCGGTTCTACCGGCGGGGAGAAAGGAAGCGAAGGCGTAGAAAAAGGTAAGCGTATGGCGGAAGAAGCGGCAGCACAATACCCGAACGACATAGTAGCGGTTATCGTTGCCGCCGCCGATTATGCCCTATACGTTGAAAGCAAGGGGTACGACGTAATTAGCGGCCCTTGCAGCGAGTTAAACGCAATTTTAAGTAAGTATATCCAAATTGCAATAGAAGAACTTAGGGCGTAATGGATAAAAGGCAAGAAGTTATAAAATATATAGCAAGCGTAGAAAAGCAACTTTACGCCTTGTTTGGCAATACCTATCGCGCGGCCCTAAAACTTACCGAGGTTAGGAAAGCGATAGAATCGGGGGCTTCTTTTACCTGGAAAGGGAACCCGGCCGCCGAACGCAAGTTAGACCGGTACCTAAAAGACCTTAGCAGCAAAACAGCCCTTATTACCAAGAACGGAATTATAGGAAGTTGGGACAAAGGAGAAGCACGGGTAAAGGTACAGGTGTTAGAAGTACTCGGGAAGACTTCGACGCGGCGGAAAGAAACTACCGACATTTGCGAACAGGCAGTAAAGGCACACCGGGCCAAAGGAGCAACGGGCCATGCCTACGCCAATGCCAGCCGCGAGGGTATGAACCTATCTACCCGTGTTTGGAATTTGACGGCGAAGGCGAAACAAGAACTTGAAATTATCATACAAAACGGCATACTTGAAGGGAAAAGCCCGGAAGAAGTAAGCCGTAGCCTTCGCGGGTACTTGAACAATCCCGACGCGCTTTATAGACGGGTTCGCAACAAGGAAACCGGGGAACTTGAATTAAGCCAAGCGGCGAAACAGTACCACCCCGGCCAAGGTGTATATAGGTCGGCGTACAAGAACGCCCGCCGCCTTGCCGTTACCGAAATGAACGCCGCCTACCGCCGTGCAGAGTGGGAAAGCTACCAAAATAACCCCCTTATTATCGGGTACGAAATTCGGTTGAGCAATAACCATACGGTAGTAATTAACGGTAAATTACGAACCTTATACGATATTTGCGACGTATTAGCCGGTCGATACCCTAAAACTTTCCTTTGGACGGGTTGGCATCCGCATTGCCGTTGCGAAATGGTGCCTATCTTTATTTCGGAAAGCGATTTTAGGGAACGAATAAGGGCACGTAAGGCCGGAAAGTTGAAGGATTGGAAACCGAACCCCCAGCGCACCGTAACGCAGGTTCCGAAAGCCTTGACCGATTGGATAGCCAAAAACGAGGAACGCTCGAAAGGTTGGAAGACCTTACCGTACTTTGTTCGGGATAACCGTAAAAGTATAGGCACGTTGCCGGTAAACACCTACACCGCCGAAGAACGGAAGTTTACGAGAGCAAGAAGCACAGCCGAAGCAATGGAACGGGCAACGCAATTGCTTAGTACGCTTTACCCGGATATTCAGAATACAGAACTTGCGGCCCTTCATCACTACACCCAGCAAGGCGGGAACTACCGGCAGCTTAATAAGCAGTTGGATAAAGGCACCCTTACCGACTTTAACAAGGCTTCGGCTTCCCTTATGGCTAAGGCGTTGGAAGAATTGCCGAAGTATCGGGGAACCGTCTACCGAGGCGCGATTATGAAGCGGAAGGATTACGAACGCCTTTACGCTGGCAGGGACGAAATAAAACACGCTATTTTCACTTCATCGACGAAGACCCCGGCCGTAGCTTGGCGATTTGCCAGCTATCGGGATTTGAAGAAGTCGGAAGTACGGATACTTTTTGAGATTCAGAGTAAAAACGGCCGCGACATATCCGATATTTCGGAATTTAACGGTAAATTTGCTACCGAAGACCAGCAGGAAGTATTATTTACTAACGGTACCAAGTTTAAGATAGTAAGCACCGATACGGATTTGTTCGGCACTATTTACGTTAAAATGCGGGAATTATGACAGACGAAGAGAAATTAAAAGCCCTTGACCCGAAGAACCCGTTTACACAGGCTATAAAGGATTGGGCGAATACCCCGGAAGCAGAGCGGCAAAAGTTTTACGAGCGGAACGCGGCCGCTATTGACCGTTGGCAGGCAGAAACCGACGCAATGGCGGAAGACGACGATACAGACGAAAAGAAGGAGTAGCACCGCGCTACTCCTTCCTTATTTTTCCCAAATTTCCATTTTACGGCGTTCTGTTTGGCGGACGGGTATTTAATACTACACAAAGACGATGCACGAAAATAGGGGCGTTTCTCGGCATTAAAAAGGCTCCTTTGTTTTAGATAGCAGTTTAAGCAAGCGTTCGTTATATTCCGAATCTTCCCCGAATACACCAATAGCCACTCTTAAAACCCGGATTTCGTTTTCCCTATCCTTTTGTCGTCGATATATAATTTTCAACCTATCGTATGCGTGGCGACCGTTGGAACGCATCGCTATATTTTCTTCGTAGACTTTTACCGCGTCTTCTATATTCCCTTCCTTTTCGTACCTAATGCCAAGCAAATTTAGCTTTGCGCTTCTTTGTATTGAATAATCCAGCCGTCTACCTTTTGCAATGTTATTAAGTGCTTGGTAATAAATATTTCTATCTATTGTAACGTATTTGTTCCCTAATTGTTTAGCTTTGAAAGCCAAACGAGAAAGGCCGACTTCTTCCCCAGCGTAAACGATGTTTTGAGCCGATAAAAAAGATACAGGTACTTTTATTTCGTCTTTGTGGGCTTCGATATTAGAAGGAGTAGCCTCGGTGTTGCCACAAAATAGCTTTTTTATCCATTTCATACTATTGCTTTACGAAAATGTACGGTAACGATAAATCGGGGTCGTGAAGGTTCATTTTCGTATCGCTTTTTATCGAAAGCGCGAATTTCTTGTATAGCTTCTTGGTGGAAGTCCGGTATAGGCGTAGTTCATCGGCCGCGTTAGAGAGCCAATAAAAACACGGTACGTCTTCGTACCCCTCGCTATGGTAAACCAATTCGCCGAAGGCAGAGAAAAGCAAGCGTTCGCCTTCGATAAAGTCGTTTTCGTAGATTTCTACGGGCTTATTGTTTTGGGTTCCGAATATGATTTTATCCGGGTCGGGTTGCAATTCGGCACCGGGATAGTCGCCAAGGTTGGAAAATTGCGTATCGGCCCAAGTCCCATTAAATACGGATAAGGCTTTTTCTTGTTGTTCTGTGTAACTTCTTCCGGGGTCTTCATCTTTGGAACAACCGGCAAAAGCCACTACACAGGCCAAAAGGCAAAAGTAAATTTTCTTCATATCGAAAACTATTATTACCCCAAGGCCCGAACAGGCATTACACAAATAAAAAAGCGTGGGCCTTTCTTGGTTTACAAGTTTGAGGCATCGCCAAACGCCCACCGTAAAATAAACCATAACCCACGCTTAGCGATATATCGAACAATGATATACAGCAAGCAGGCGTTAATAGGTCTATCTATTACGGTTTGTTAATTGGCGATTTTCAAACTTAGATACCTATACGCTTTTACAAGCGTCCCCGGATTTCTCCCCGGAAACATTGCAAATATACTGCAAAAACACTAAACAACACTATTTTACGGCATAAAATCGCGCAAAGAGCAAGGCAGGGGCACCCCAGCCCCTACGCAGGAGCAGACCAGCACCAGCCCGGCGGCAGGCTTGGGGCTATTGTACTTCGGAATCAGATAGTTACGTTTGCTTTATTGCTTAATATCTTATAATACAATTATTTGCGGTTATGCGAAATTCATGCGTAAGCCATAGCCCAACCCCTAACCAGCCCCAAGCGAGGGGTTTATTTTGGGCCGCGCAACCTTCATTTATCAAACTATTATAAATAACTAAATATCAATTATTAAGGCACACACAAACAAGGAGCTTGCCAGCTCCTTGGCAGGGGCTACTTAGCCCCTGTGGATAAATATAAAGATAAAGATATATATAGAGAGAAAGAGGGTGTAGGGGGAAAGAGAGGGAAAACGGGCTTTCGACTTGCGCCCCGAACTACCAACATTACCGGGCAGCTTGCAACATTAACTACCAACATTACCGGAATGTTGATAGTAACCGCCGCTATGTTGGTAGTTCCGCCGGCAGAATGTTGATAGTAACACAGCGGTAACAAAATTCCCATATTTCTACTTATTCACGAAGGGCCGGATAACCGACGAAGCAAGAATACCCGTTTTTGCCCTTTCTCGTGCCCGCCATTCGATTTTATGCGGTTGGCTGGTATATTTCCTTGTTTGGATAATAAAACGGCCTAAAATCGCCTTCTTTTGCTATCTTTCGTACTGTATTGCTATTTGTTCGTGAAATTATCTTTTCAACTATCGAGGCAACCAAAGACCACCCCAGCCCCTTATAGGCCCATACGGTTGAATTGTTGAAACGAGTGTAGAGAACTTGCAACGCTATACAAATATTCGTATTACTATAATACGTTTCTTTGTTGCAGGTTTAATTAAATCACAAAAATCAAAATGGAACTAAACGAAATTGTAGCACTACTTGAAACACAGTTTCCGGGCGTGCGAAAAGACGGGCTTAACCAGCTTGCGCGAGTTATCGCCATGCAGGTTAATACCAAGGAAGAAGCTACCGGTATCGTAGGTAAACTTACCGCCGAAGCCGTAGCGAAGTTTGTAGCGGATTGGCGCAAAGACGCGGACGCGGAAATAGACAAAGCGAACAAAACGCGCGAGGACAACCTGCGTAAGAAGTACGACTTTGTAGAAAAGGAACCGGAAGAAGGCGGTACCCCACCCGCACCGGCCGGAACCTTGGACGCTGCAACCGTGCAAGCAATGATTACGAACGCCGTAAAGGAAGCTACTAAGGGCTTGCAGTCCGAAGTAACGAGCCTTCAAAGCGCGGCCGTAACCGCCAACCGCCGGGAAACGCTTGTTAAAGAGCTTGCCGACGTACCCGAAGCCTATAAAGCAAAGGTTCTTAAAGATTTCGACAGAGTAGCCAAACTTGGCGGCTTTGCCGACGAAAACGCCTTTAACGAGTATCTGACCGAAACCAAGAACGACGTAGCAGCCTTCGGCCAAGAGTTGGCAGACCGGGGCCTAAGCCTTCACGAAAAACCGGTACTTGGTTCCCCCAACAAGGACGGAGTAAGCGCGGGCGTAGAAAGCTACATACAGGCAAAGGCCGCAGAAGCCGCAAATAAGGGCTTGGGCGGCAAAGAGGTTTAACGCTAAAAAACTTTCGAAATGCTTAAAATCGACAGGAAAAAGGATAACCGCGTAATTCGTGCGTTTACCCACAAGGTCGCCGACATTCCGAACGGTATTACCGTTTCTGCCGACGACCTTACGCAGAAAGTTCTGCACGAAGGTACGCCGGTTGGCAAAGATGAAAACGGGCTTTATCATGTAGTGAAAGTAGCCGTTCTTACCGACGACGCTACGAACTCCGCTACCACCTACACCGTAAAGAAAGGCCATAACTTCAAAGTCGGCGACGTGCTTATGCTGGCTCCCGGCGGGGCGGCCTACGCTATTACCGCTATCGCCACAAATAGCGGCGACGGCAGCAAAGACGACCTTACAGTAGGTACAACCCTTGGAGTTGCCGCAAAAGCCGGCGATTCGCTTTACCTCGCAGCCGAGGCCGGGGCTTCGGGGGCAGCCTTCAAATACGCACCGGTAGCCCTTGTGGGCGAAAGTTACGACGTGGACGCGCTTAGCAACCATATCGTAAACGCTTGGACTATTGGGCAGATTCGGGAAAGCAATATCCCGCCTATCGGTGCCGAAGTGAAAGCCAAACTTACCGGTATTCAGTTTATCTAATTTAATCGGGAAAAGTTATGCAAAGGAGCTTAATGATTGGCATTACCGAAAAGGATATGCAGGCTGTAGTTAATACCTACGACCTTAACCCGTATTACTATCCTACCTTGTTCCCTTTGAAGGAGAATTACACGATGACGTGGAAAGCCCTTGAAACGCAGGTAGGGTTAAAGATTGCCGGCGACCTTGTAGCTCGCGGCGCAAGTATCAACAAAAAGACCCGCGAAGCTATTGCGCGTATTCAAGGCGATATTCCGAAGGTGGCTATTAAGCGCACCAAGGACGAAAACGAGCTTAACGAATACGAAATTATGGTCGCCATGACTTCCGCGAACCCCGACCTTCGGGCGTTGGTAGAAGCGTGGGCCGAAGATACGCAATTTTGCTGGGACGGCGTAGCGGCCCGTTTGGAATGGATTGCGTTGCAGTCTATTTCGTTGGGCAAAGTAACGCTTACTAACGAAAACAACAATAGCGTAATTACCGAGTACGACGTAGATTATCAAATCGACGCAACGCAGAAGGTCGGATTTCAGACCGGCTCGGCCGCTTGGAACACCACCGGCGCGAAACCGTTTAGCAAGGACTTTAAGGCTATCGTAGCTAAGGCCAAGAAGAAGGGTATTAGATTGAAGTACGCCTTTATGAACCTTGACACCTTCTCGCTTATGGCTCAGACCGAGGAAGTAGTAAAACTTTCCGCTTCGTTCGCGGCTAACGCCTTGAACATCGCACAAACGCCGAGCTTGGAACAGGTAAACGCAGCTATGAAGGGTTTGGCGTACTTGCGTGGCTTACAGGTCGTAGTTATCGACCAAGATATTACTATTGAGAAGGACGACGGAAGCCGCCCGTTCAGTGGAAACCCGTTTGCCGACGACGTAGTAATGTTCAGCGAAAGCAAGGTACTCGGTTCGACCTATTGGAAGAAGCCGGCCGATATGAACCTTAAAGGTTCCGTAGCAATCAAAACTATGAACGGACACACCTGCGTAAAGAAGTATTCCACCGAGGAACCTATCGAAGAAGTTACCGTAGGAATTGCAAACGCTTTCCCGGCTTGGCTTTCTTCGGGCCGTTCCTTCCTTATGGACACTTCTAACAGCACCTGGACACACTAACCGGAAAGGGACGGCCGGCAACGGTCGCCCCTATTCTAATACCCTTACCCGATGACTTACAAAGAATGGATTACTAAGACGGTCGGCAAATTCCAGCTATCGGCGGACGACGTGGATTTGATACTTTGCAACCAAAGCGGACTTATCCCCGACCCGGACGCACCGGTAGACGTGCGGAAGGCTAAAACGGCCATTTGCCGAGAGTTTACAACGCTTATCCCCCTTGCCAATATCGGAGAAGGCGGGTATTCCATTAGTTGGAATTGGGACGCTATCAAACTTTGGTATAACGCGACTTGCACGGAATTAGGCATTACGCCGGCCGGCAAGCCCAAAATTCGGAACAAAAGCAACGTATGGTAACGACTTCCTACCAATACCCGCAATACTTGTACGCCTTGCAGCACGACGGCGAAAGCGTCCAATTACCTAACGGTTCTTGGGAAACGCCCGCCGCCGCATGGGAGTTAAAAGCAGTTTGCCGGGAAGAAACCAACGGTAAAGGTTCGACAATTCAGACCGCCGACGGAGAAACCCGCGTATTCGCTTCGCTTATCCAGCTACCGAAAGGTACGGCCAAAATTCCCGAAGGCACGCAGGTAATTGTAACGCGGGAGAAGGTAGACGTTAGCCAGCTTTCGAATACCGAGTTTGTAGAAGCAGCCAAAGCAACGGGCTTAGTTGTAGTAACCGGAACTTGCGAAAAGTTCGACCTCGGCCGGCTTCATTGCCGGTTATGGATTTAACACAAAGAGGTATGCAGAGTATAGAAACCGATGATATTCTTTTTGAGATTCTGAACGCTTCGGCCGAATTGAAAGCGGCCCTTAGCGGCGGAATATTCGTGCAGGGAGAACGGCCGGATAATTCCGGGAAGGAAGACGTAGTAATTAACAACCTATTCCTAAACCACGAAGTACCGCAAACCGGAACTTCAAACGTAAATATCCACGTCCCCGACAAAAAGGAAAGGATAGGCCGAACCGAACAATTTAAGGCGCATAGGGAGCGAATACGCGAACTAACGGCTATTGTTCTATCGGTTCTAAAATCGGCGAACATTACCGGGCTGACTATTCGGGTTTCTACGGAAGCCATAATTAAAGAACCGGGCATTAACGAGCATTACAACAACTTGCGGGTAGAATGGAATATACAACGAACTAATTAAAATTTACGACAATGGCAGCAAAGAAAACTTATACTATCGGTCTTTCCAAGATTGAGGTAGGAGCAATTGCCGAGGACGGCGGTATGGGCGAAACCTTGGACGTATTGGGTTATACCTACCAAGACACCTGCACGATGACGCAGGAAGACCCGGAAACAACCGACCACTACGCCGAAGAAGTGGACGACCCCGTAATAAGCATTAGCCGGGGCGGAAAAACGAACTTCAACTTTTCGATTATGAACCCTTCGGTTACGGTTCTTGCCGACCTTTTGGGCGGCGTAGGTACCCCCGGCACGGGTTCAACGCCGGATAAATGGGAAGCTCCGGATAAAATCCCCGTAGTCGAAAAGTCGGTACGCATTACCCCGGAACAGGGCCTTAAATTCGAGATTCCGCGCATGAAACTCGTAAGTAAGATTAACGCAACTTTCAGTAAAAGCGGTATTCTTCTTATCGAGGTTGCCGGTACCGTATTGCAGCCGACCAAAACGGGAACTAAGAAAATAACCGCTACGCTTATGACCGCCGCAGACGTGCAGGCATAACGCGGGGAAAGCCTTACTTTAACCCGAAAGCCCCCAAATGAAAGTTTCGGGGGCTTTCTTGATTTAACGACGATATGAACGACGATACGATAAGAGAAAAAACGGATTTAGAGTTAGAGCGCGAAGAACTTAACCTTTTGGTAAAGCAAGGTATAAAGTTCAGCGTTACGCATAAAATCCGCCGGCATAAAAAAGGCGTTAAAGGATTCTTCCAACGTCCCGAAGTAATTACGGTAAAGGAAGACTTCGAAATACAGGAACCTACGCTTTCGGTTCTTGACAGACTTAGCGCGATATGGGTAGAAATGGGCTTAGACGAAAAACGGCTTACAGCCGGCGGAACGGAAACCTTGGCGGAAGCGAAGCGCATAGCCAAAGATAACGCCGCACGTATGGCCCGAATAATCGCTATTGCCGTATTGGGCGAAGATTACCACGTTACCGAAGTTTGCGCGGGTGGAAGGGTAAAAAAATACAACGACGATAAGGAGTTAGACCGGCTTACGGCCCTTTTCTTCCACACTATTAAACCTTCCAAATTGGTAGGACTTTCCGAAGCCGTAACCAGCGTAAGCAACTTAGGGGATTTTATAAACTCTATGCGCTTGATGAGCGGCGCAAGAACGACCCAACCGAGGACGGAGCGCATAGAGTAATAGGGCTTAATAGTCCTTACGGCCGCCGGGGTTCGATTTGCGCCCACCTTGGCTGGACTTGGGATTACTTACATCACGGCGTAGCTTGGGCCGTTGTTCAACGGTTGTTAATCGACGCGCCGCGCATGGCCGACGACGAAGACGGCAATACAGCGGG